AACAGTTCACCACTCTGACTGTCTCCAGCCAGAAGCACATCGGCATCAACTTCACATCCGCTGAATTGACCATGCAGTTGGACGACTTCGCAGAGCGTGTCTTGAAGCCACGTATCAGCCAGTTGGCTTCCACTGTGGACGCTGACGTTGCGAACGCATACAAGCTGATCGGTAACAGTGTCGGTACCCCCGGCTCTGCCCCATCGACTGCCTTGGTGCTGTTGCAAGCCCAGCAGAAGCTGAACGAGAACGCCGCCACCATGTCGCCTCGTTACGCTACCGTGAACCCTGCCGCCAACGCTGCATTGGTTAACGGCCTGTCTGGTTTCTTCAACCCCACAGATGTCATCTCTCGCCAGTTCAAGAACGGCATGATGGGTGAGCAAGTGTTGGGCTACGAAGAAGTCAACATGAGCCAGTCGATCAAGGTTCACACTACCGGTACCCGTGCTGCCACTGGCAACACCACTGGCGCTGCTGTGACCTCCGAAGGCGCAACCACTCTGACTTTGACTGTCGGCTCCGGTGAAACCATCGCTGTTGGTGACGTGTTCACCATCGCCGACTGCTTCGCCGCCAACCCACAGACTCGTGAGTCCACCGGTTCGCTGTTCCAGTTCGTGGCCTTGTCATCTTCGACTTCCAGCACCACAGCTACTGTGACCGTGGCTCCTATGTACTCGGCTGGTAACGCCCTGTGCACTATGGTGTCCTTGCCTGCCACTGGCAAGGCTGTCGTGTTCACTGGCGCTGCTTCCACAAGCTACCCACAGAACATGGTGTACCACCGTGACGCCATCGCGTTCGCCACTGCTGACTTGTTGCTGCCCCAAGGCGTTGACATGGCAAGCCGTGCCGTTCACAACGGTATCAGCCTGCGCGTTGTTCGTCAGTACGACATCAACAACGACCGTATGCCTTGCCGTGTTGACGTGCTGTATGGCTACAACACGATCCGTCCACAAATGGGTTGCCGCATCTGGGGCTAATCCAAGGCGGGGGCTTCGGCCCCTGCGTTCAAAATCAATCTCTGAAGGGAAATTATCATGGCACTCCCAAACGGCGGCGGCGGTTACCAACTCGGTGATGGCAACCTGAACGAACTCACCCTCGGCTACACTGCTGCTCCTCAGACAGCTACTGCCACAGCTACCTTGACCGCTGCCCAGATCACTGGTGGCGTACTGGTGGCCGATCCCAGCACCTCCGCTGCTACTTACACGCTGCCCACAGCTTCTGCCATTGACGCAGTGCTGACCAGCGCCAAAGTCGGCAGCACATTCCAGTTGAACATCGTCAACAAGGGCACATCTTCGGGTGCTGTCACTTTGTCGATGGGTACTGGCATCACCGATGGCGGCAACGCTGCTGTTGCAGTTGCAGTGACATCCAGCGCCGCATTCCTGTTCCGCAAAACAGGCGATGCAGCGTACTCTGTGTACAAGATTGCCTAAATCTTGAGCAACTGGTAAAACGGGGCTTCGGCCCCGTTTTCACATGGAGAACCAAATGAACATCACACTCGTACACCCCATTCATGGTGCCAAAGTCGCCATCAACCAAGAAGAACTCGACAATGATGTCAAGAACGGCTGGTCGGAGTACAATCCTGACACGCCCGTCGAGGTGGCACCGAAAGCAGACAAGCCTGTGCGCAACAAGCTGACTCGCAAAGTGACCGAACAACCTGTCGAACAGCCCAACGAAGTCCCATCGTTTCTGACTTCGGCAAGCGACGAATCCGAAGGAAACTGAAATGGCTTATACCGCTGGCGATCAGATCAACCGAGCACTCAGGCTGCTCGGTATTCTTGCCGAAGGTGAAACGGCGTCAGCGGCAACAAGTCAAGACGCTCTGGTGGCAATGAACCAAATGATTGACTCGTGGAACACGGAACGACTGTCTGTGTTCTCTACCCAAGACCAAGTGTTCACTTGGCCGTCTGGTCAAATTAACCGCACTCTTGGCCCCACTGGTGATTTTGTGGGCAATCGTCCCGTTCAGTTTGATGATGCCACCTACTACAAAGCACCAAGCGGTGTGTCGTATGGCATCAAGTTCATCAACCAAGACCAATACGATGGCATTGCTGTCAAGACATCGACATCGACTTTCCCGCAGGTGATTTTTGTCAACATGACATTTCCCAATGTTGACATGTACGTTTACCCTCGACCCACGCAAGACTTGGAGTGGCACTTCATCTCGGTTGAGGAATTGACACAACCTGCGCTGCTCAGTACCGAACTGTTTTTCCCACCGGGCTACATGCGGGCGTTTGCCTACAATTTGGCGATGGAGATCGCGCCCGAGTTTGGCGTGGAGCCTTCACCACAGGTGCAGCGCATCGCCATGACCAGCAAGCGCAATCTGAAGCGCATCAACAACCCGAATGACATCATGAGTCTGCCCTATGCTGTGGTGGCAAATCGTCAGCGGTTCAACATCTACGCAGGTAACTTCTGATGAAGACGCCCATCCTCGGCAGCACCTACGTGGCCCGCAGTGTCAACGCTGCGGATGCTCGCATGGTCAACCTGTTCCCCGAGATCATCCCCGAGGCGGGCAAAGAACCTGCGTTCCTAAACCGCGCTCCCGGCCTGAAGTTGGAAGTTGCTGTGGGTACTGGCCCCATCCGTGGCCTGTGGGTGCTGGCTGGCAACATGTACGTGATTAGCGCCGACAAACTGTACAAAGTCACCCCCGCCTACGTAGTAACCCTAATCGGCAATGTGTCGGGCACTGGGCCTGTCAGCATGGCCGACAACGGCACCCAGTTGTTCGTTGCCTGCAACGGCCCCTCGTTTATCTACAACTCAATGACCAACGTGTTCCAGCGGATCACTGACCCGGACTTTCCCGGCGCTGTGACCGTGGGTTACTTGGACGGCTACTTCGTGTTCAACGAGCCGAACAGTCAAAAAATTTGGGTCACCTCGTTGTTTGAGGGCACACAGATTGACCCACTCGACTTTGCCAGCGCCGAAGGTTCTCCTGACGGTGTTGTTGGCATCATCGTGGATCACGGGCAACTGTGGGTTTACGGCACCAACTCCATCGAGGTCTGGTACAACAGCGGCAACGCTGACTTCCCGTTTTCTCGCATCCAAGGCGCGTTCAACGAGTTGGGCTGCGCTGCGGCCTACTCGCTTGCCAAGATGGATAACGGCCTGTTCTGGCTGGGTAAAGACGCCCGTGGTCAGGGCATGGTCTACCGGGCCAACGGCTACTCTGGTCAGCGCATCTCGACTCACGCAGTCGAGTGGCACATCCAGCAGTATGGCGACCTGTCGGACGCCATCGGGTACACCTACCAGCAAGACGGTCACAGTTTCTACGTGCTGATCTTCCCAAGCGCGGACACCACATGGGTTTACGATGTGGCAACGCAGGCATGGCATGAACGCGCTGGGTTCTCCAACGGTGACTTCACCCGTCACCGCAGCAACTGTCAAGCATTTTTTGGCACCAAGGTGTTGGTGGGCGACTATCAGAACGCCAACATCTACTCGTTCGATCTGGACGACTATTCGGACAACGGCAGCATCCAGAAGTGGCTGCGCTCGTGGAGAGCACTACCCACCGGCCAGAATAACCTCAAACGCACCGCGCACCACAGTCTCCAGCTTGACTGCGAGTCGGGTGTCGGCCTGAACCTTGGGCAAGGCAGTGATCCGCAAGTCATGCTGCGCTGGTCAGACGATGGTGGGCACACATGGTCCAATGAACACTGGGTCAGCATCGGCAAGATCGGTGAATACTACCGCCGTGCCATTTGGAGGCGTCTGGGCATGACCATGAAGATTCGTGACCGGGTGTACGAGGTGTCAGGCACCGACCCCGTGAAGATCGCCATCGTGGGCGCAGAACTGCTCGTGAGTCCGACGAATGCCTAATCCGTTGAATGTACCAATCACGCCGCCACGGGTCGCGTTTATCGACCCGCGCACTGGCACGGTGTCGCGTGAGTGGTACATGTTCTTCCTGTCGCTGTTCACTTTGACTGGTGGCAGCAATGTGTCGCTGGATGACCTGCAAAAAGGACCCCCTGCTCTGACGGTTGACGAGATCAACGTCATCGTGGACAAGGCCAGCGAGAATTTGCGCCCATCGACTGAGAGCGTGATCGAGCAGATCGCGGAACTGCGCAAGCAGATTGAGGCGCTTGAGACTCAGGTGCGACCCGAACTGGGCACCATGAGCCAGCTTCAGCAGTCGCTGTTACCGTGGGTGATTTGGGACACGACCCCTGAAGGTGTGCCGCCCGATGTAGGTACGCTGGCTTGGGACGGTGGCACCACCCTCGGTGTGCAGATGACGACCAATGTGCTTGGTCGAGTCAACGAAAGCGGGTACTACTACATCAAGGCCAGCAGCGCCATCACCAAAGGTCAGGTGATCATGTTCACTGGTGCCGTGGGTGCGTCTGGTGTACCCACTGGCGCTCCGGCCACCGGGGTGACCGATGGCAGCTACATCATGGGGATCGCCGCCGAGAGCATCGCCAACAACGGATTTGGTTTGGTGCAATTCATCGGTACGTTGCGCGGCGTTGATTTGTCTGCGTACAGCGATGGTGACATTCTTTGGTACAACCCCGCTGTCACCGGTGGGTTGACCAAAACCAAACCCAGCGCACCAAACGTCAAAGTGCAGGTCGCTGCGGTCATCTCGAACTCCAACAACGGCACGATGCTCATTCGTGTAACTGCTGGTTCAGAACTGGGCGGCACCGACTCGAATGTGCAGTTCGGCACCCTTGCCAACGGCGACCTGATCCAGTACGACTCGGCACTGGGGTATTGGAAAAACGTCACTCCGGCGTCTGTGATTGCCGGTACTGGCGGCGCTCCGGTCACCAAGACAGCCAACTTCACCGTGGCAAACGGCGAGACTTGGCTGATCAACAACAAGTCGGGTTCGTCCTGCACAGTGACGCTGCCGACAGCCAGCGCCAACACTGGCCGGGTGCTGTACTTCCTGAATTACCAGAACCAGACCCTTGTGTCAGCTTCGAGTAATGTAGTGCCACTGGCCGGGGGTGCGGCGACCACCGCAATCCTTGAAGCCGTGGCTGGAGCCAATGCCACCCTCGTGTCCAACGGGACAAACTGGGTGGTGACGCAGTACGATTCCAACAACGCACTGCAACTCGAATAAGGAGAAACCCGAATGACAGTCATCGTCAAAAACATCATCCCCGGCAAGACTGTCGAGGCGACTCAAACCACCCAGTATACGGCCGCCAATGTGACCACGATTGTTGACAAGTTCACGGCGACCAATTACAGCGCCACGGCTGCGACGATCTCAGTCAACTTGGTCACTGTGGCTGGGTCCGCTGGCAACATCAACCTGATCACCAAGACCAAGACGCTTCAGCCGTCCGAGGTGTACACCTTCCCCGAACTCGTGGGGCAGGTTTTGAACCCCGGCGACTTCATCAGTACAATCGCAGGAACCGCCAGCGCCATTAACATGCGCGTCAGTGGCCGTGAGGTGACTCAGTGAACATGACAGTGACTTACGGAGAAGGGTTCGCTGTTGCGCCGCCTCAAATGATGCGGCAAAAGGTAGAATCGCTCCAGCAGGAACTGTCGAAACTGCCTCAGTACGAGCCTGAGACAAAGCACTATTTCCACGGCGGTATGTACTGCCGTGAGGTGTTTCGTCATGCTGGTGTGCTGGTAGTTGGCGCAATCCACAAAAAAGAGCACTTGTACCTCATCGTGTCTGGAACCGTGGCGATCACGGACGGCGAGGGTAATGTGCAAGAGGTCACCGGGCCTCATCTGTTTCAGAGTAAACCCGGGACAAAGCGGGCAGTGTATGCAATCACTGACGCGCTTTGCATGACGTTTCACGCCATCGAGGCGACAACGGTCGAGGAAGCCGAGACCGAGTTGGTTGAGGTGGAACCCGATTCGATGTATGCTTTGGGCAACACGGTCAAGAACAAACAAATTGAGGTGTCACCATGACATTTTGGGTAGCTGGTGCCGTAGTCGGCAGTGCTGTAATCGGGGGCATTTCTGCCAACAAAGCCGCAGGAACTCAAGCCGCTGCTGCTGATCGTGCAGCGGCTGGTCAAGAGCGTATGTTTGAACGACAGGTTGAACTGTCCGAACCGTGGCGCAAAGCCGGTGAGCAGGCGCTTAACAAGCTGATTCCGCTGACCGATTACAAGAACTTCAGCATGTCTGATTTTCAGGCTGACCCCGGCTATTCGTTCCGCATGTCTGAGGGTATGAAAGGTCTGGAGCGATCTGCTGCTGCTCGTGGTGGTCTGCTGTCTGGTGCCACGCTCAAAGGCATTCAGCGATATGGTCAAGACCTTGGATCGCAGGAGTACATGAACGCATTCAACCGGTACCAGACTGAACGCGCTGCCCGACTCCAGCCTCTGCAATCGTTGGCCGGTGTGGGTCAAACCACGGCACAGCAGATTGGTCAGGCTGGTATGCAGGCTGCTCAAAACATCGGTGAAACTCAAATGAGTGGCGCAGCCGCACGGGCATCGGGTTACGTGGGTGGTGCCAACGCGCTGACGGGTGCCCTGAACACTGGCCTGAATTACTATCAGGGTCAGCAGATGATGAACCGACTTGCTCCTTCTGGTGGTGGCGGTGGGTACTCGTGGCAAACTCCGAACTACGGTCCCGGTATCGACGCATCGTCTGTGCAAGGATAAATTATGCCCATCAACCCAAACATCGCACTGGCTGTCAAAGGCATTGAACTGCAAGACCCACTGGCTCAGTATGGCCGTGTGGCCGCGATCCAAGGTGCACAGCAGCAAAACCAACTGGCTCAGTTGCAGATGCAGAATCTTCAACGTGAGCAGGAATCGACCAATGCGCTGAACCGCGCCTACGCTGAAGCGTACAACCCACAGACAGGCGAGACAGACATCAATAAGCTGCGCGGTTCGTTGGCGTCTGGTGGTTTTGGTTCCAAGCTACCTGCTGTGGAAAAGGGTTTGTTGGAACTTGGTGAAGCAAAAACCAAGCAGCAGAAGGCACAGACTGACTTGCTCGACAGTAAGTTGAAACAGTCGCGCCAGTTCCTCGAAACAATTGACCCTTCCTCGCCCGGTGCTGCCGAGGCATACATGCAGTGGCACAAGGCCAACCATGCTGACCCCGTGATCGGCAAAGCACTAGAAGCCCGTGGTATCACGGTGGACCAGTCGATGCAACGCATCCAGCAGTTATTGCAGACCCCCGGTGGTTTGAGCCGCTTGATCAACGAGTCCAAGCTGGGTACCGAGAAGTTCATGGAACTCAACAAACCGCAACTGTCCACCACGGACCTTGGCGGCAAAGTCGAGTCGCGCACCTTTGCACCGCTGACCGGTGAACTCAAAACCATCGGCACTCAGACCAAGACGATGGCCCCCGGCGAAGCCGAGCGCATCAAGAACGAAGGTCTGCGCATCGGCCTTGAGGGTCGCCGTGTTGCCGTGCTTGAGGACAGAGCAAAAGATGCAGGTGTTCCCGGAATGCAACTTTCAAAGAAGGAACTGCAATCCCGTGAGGCCGCGTTCCCCAAAGCAACCACGGCAATTAAGAGTTTTGACGCGGACGCCGATGAACTTATTTCCGATCTTGAGCGATTGAAAAACCACCCGGGTCTGTCAAATATCACAGGCGTGATTGCAGGTCGCACACCGTCACTCACGGCACAGGGCAGGGCAGCACAAGCACTTTACGACAAGATCATTGCAAAAGGTGGATTTCAATCGTTGCAGGATGTGCGAAATGCTTCTCCGACCGGTGGCGCTCTTGGTTCAATTTCTAACCAAGAAGGTCAGCAGCTGAAATCCGCATTTTCAGAAATTGATCAAAAAATGGATGCGCCTGATGTTCGCGGTGCAATTGATCGAACCATTCAGAAAGTGCAAGGCAGTAAGAATCGTGTAAGAGAAGGTTACGATCTGACTTACGAATATCGTGCTCCTGCTGCGCCAGCAGCAGGCGGTGTCAAGTTCTTGGGGTTTGAATAATGCCTATCGCCCGAGTCCAGCTACCCGATGGTCGCATCGGCCGGTTCGAGGTGCCCGAGGGCACCACGCCCGAGCAAGCGCAGTCGCTGATCCAAGCCCAGTTGCCCGCGCTCAGTCAACCTGCTGCGCCGCAACTGCCCGAGTCTTTGCGCCCTCGCACCGCTGCGCCCGAGGGTATGCCCGGTGCCCGTCAAGAACTGACCACGGGCCAGCGCGTCTATCAGGCAGCACGTCCTTTTGTCGCCCCGCTTCTCGAAGCTGGTGGTGCAGTCGGTGGCGGTCTGCTGGGCACACCAATGGGTCCGGCTGGCATCGTAGGTGGTGCTGGTCTGGGTTACGGTATCGCCAAGGAAGGCTTGGAACTGGCCGATGTGGCGATGGGCATGAAAGCACCTCGTCAAGGTGTCGCCCAAGTTGCCGAGCCTGTGCGCAACGTACTCGAAGGTGCAACCTTTGAAGCTGGTGGCCGTGTGGCTGGTCCGCTGATCGCCCAAGGCATCGGCAAGCTGGCCGACCTGCGCCAGATTCCCAAGAACAAAGCTGCCGACATCGCCCGCAACGCCCTCGGCCCAGACTTGCCTGAAGTGCTCAACGCGCTCAAGGCAGGGCAGGGCAAAGGCATGAGCGCAGCGCAGGCCGCAGCAGACATCAACAGCCCGACATTTCAAGCCCTGATCGACCGAGCCACGGCCCGCGATCCGCGCTTCCTGTCGGCGCTGGAGAAGTCCCAAGGCGATGTGTCGCTCAACGCCCTGTCCAAGCTGGCCGGTGGTAAAACAGCCGCAGATGTCCGGGCCACCACGGAAGGTGCCAAGGAAGCTGCCCGCAGCATCACCAGCCCGATGCGCGAGAGTGCGCTCAACCGCGCCAACCTCGGCAAAGAAGTTGCCCGTCTGGAAGGTCTGTCCGCTGATCTTGGTGAGCAAGCTGCTGCCAAGGTGCAGGAAGTTCGCCGCCTCATGGAGTTGGGTGATCTGGCAAACGCCAGTGCCCGCCTGAACCTGATCAAGCGTGACTTGCCTGTCGGCCTGACCAAATACACCTACTCGGGTGAGTTGGCCGAGAAAGCCTTCGGTGACTGGGCCAACAAGGCCGCTGACGCATCCCTCGATCTGGGTCAAGGTGCCCGGTTTGCCGATCAGGCTGCTGGCGCTCTGCGCTCCGTGGGCATCAAGCCCCTCGAAGGTGAGCCGCTGGTGCGCAGCCTCAAGACTGTGGCGAACAATCCCGAGTTTGCTGGCAACGATGTGTTGCTGGGTTCCTTGCGCAACGTCAGCGATGACATCGCCAAGTGGACCAGCAGCGGTGGTGTCATCGACGCCCGCGCCCTTGACGCCATTCGCAAGAATTCGGTCAATGCTGCGATCCAGCAGCTTCGCCCGGGCATGGACGCCACTAGTCAGCGCAACCTCGCCGCTGGCGTTCTGAGCCGTGTGAAACCCGTGATCGACGATGCCATTGAGGCCGCAGGCGGCGCAGGCTACCGCGACTACCTCAAGCAACACGCCCAAATGTCCCAGAAGATTGCCGAGAAGCAGTTGACTGGTGAGGCGCTGCGTCTGTGGAAAACCGACAAGAACGCCTTTGTACGCCTCGTGCAAAACGAGTCCCCAGAAGCCGTGGAGAAGATTCTCGGCCCGGGCAAGTACAACATAGCTGTCGAGTTGGCCGAGAACACACTGGCACCGCTGGAGAACGAGGCTGCAAAGGTCATCCGCAACGCCAACATCAAGTCCCAAGTCGAAGGTGGTCAGGTGGCCTTGAAGGAACTGCTGCTCCAGAACATGAGCAAGTTCCGTCTGCCTTCCTACCTGAGTGCCGTGGCCGCGACGACCAACAAGGCGCTGAACATCTTGGAAACCAAGATCGGCACCAAGACGATGGCGACATTGACCGAGGCGCTGAAGACACCCGAGGGTGCTGCTCAGTTGCTGGAGTCACTGCCTGCTGCCGAGCGCAACCGTGTTTTGCAGATCATGGCTGATCCGGCAAAATGGGGTGCGCCGACTCGTGCCGCTGTCACCGGCACAACCGCTGCCGGTGTCAACATGCTGGCACCAGATCGTTTTGTTGAAAACGAATTCGCTCGTTAAAATACAGGCACCCTTCATCATGGAAGCAGTAGACATGGCTGAGATTGACCCAGTAAAGTACGGCGTTTTGTGGGAGCGCGTTCAAAATTACGAGCGCCGCTTCGACGAAATGAGTGCCAAGATCGACAAGATGGAAAGCCATGTCGAGCACCTTGTGGCCCTTGCCAACCAAGGGCGTGGTGGCTTCTGGGCCGGAATGGCTTTCGTTTCATTTATCTCCAGCGCCATAGGGTTTGCCCTAAGTTGGGTCAAAGGTCACTGAGATGTACAGCCTTGGTGTCCGATCTAAAGCGCGACTCAAGGGTGTTCACCCCGATCTTGTCAAGGTGGTCGAAAAGGCCATTCAACTGACCACTGTGGACTTCACCGTGCTTGAAGGTGTCCGCGATGCGGTTCGCCAAAAGAAGCTGTTGGAGTCGGGAGCAAGTCAGACCATGAACTCGCGCCACTTGACAGGTCACGCAGTCGATCTGGGCGCATGGGTGGATGATCAGGTTGACTGGTCATGGCCGCTGTACCACAAGATCAACGCCGCCATGCAAGAGGCGTCCAAGCTGGTCGGTGTGCCAATCGAATGGGGCGGCAACTGGCGCACGTTCAAAGACGGCCCGCACTTTCAACTGCCCCGCAAGGAGTACCCGTAATGGACCCGTTGACCATCCTCGCAGCACTTGGCCCGTTGGCCGTTGACTTAGGGAAATCCCTAATTGGCAGATTCATCCAGACCGACAGCTACAAGCCTGTCAATGTGGACGAGTACGTCAAGATGCGCCAGCTTGATCTGGATATGTTCAAGGCGATGAACGATGCCGGGGGCACCAACCCCTCATACCCGTGGGTTGAGGCTGCTGTGCGCTTGATGCGCCCTGCTGTCGGGGTCATTGTGCTGGGCACTTGGGCCTACCTCAAGATCAACAGCATCGACAGCGAGTCGGTGGACAACTTTGCCGGTGCCGTTGGGTTCTACCTGTTTGGTGATCGCACCCTGTTCTACGCCCGCAAGACCAAATAAGCCAACACCGGCCACACGGTCAGGCCGATCAAGGCCATCAGCATCCAGTACGCCAGCTTCTTGAGGTGCCGATTCAAATAGGGCTGGTATTTCCCGTCAGGATATTTCGGGTATCGCTGTTTCACCTTGGTAACCCGCACTGGGCAATCTTGACCCTGAGTGCAGTTCCCGTAATCGTCGCAGCAGTTCGTCATCTCGAATCCTTTCTTCGGTTGAAAATCGGTGCAAGTTTGCACATTCGTATCGGCGTGTCACCACGTTATCGGTTTTGCGCGTCCGGGTTTCCTTGACCGAGGTCCACGCGCCGCACACTGGGCATGTGACGCTCATGCTGCTCTCCAGTGCAGTCCGAGGTTGAACACGTTGTTCATGGTGGTGCGCGACTTCAGCCGTGCATAGTACCGGCGCTTGACGGCAAGCTGATCGGCCTTGGGCTTCTTGGCGTCAGGCTTGTCACCCATCGCAAAGACAGCCCGAGGGTAGGTGCGGGCACCATCGTGGTCGTCGATGTACCGCACGACATAGATGCGTTTGAGTCCGGCCTTGGTGCGCTTGTTCATGCGGTTCAGCACGGCGTGGGCATCGTACCGGGTGATCCCCAGATACTCGGCCAACTCCATCGCAGTGATCTCGCCAAACTCGACAATGGCGGCAGTGGTGTCAATGACCCGATGCCCACGGTTGAGACTGCTCAAAATGGTGCCTCCGGTAGCTGGTTGCGCTGCTGGCGCTGGTACTCGGACTCCTGCTGTGGAGTCCACGGCACCGGGCCACTCGGGGGAGGAAAGGGCCATGTGTTCATAGACCTATCTGCTTGAGTGCAGCCTGAAGACCCGCCAGTCCACCGACATATTCACGGTTGATCCAAATCGCAGGCATCTGCCGGATGTATGGGTGGTTGTCAATAATGTCTGCGCGGATGTGAATACTCTCCGCATCAAACTCGTCGTACTCCAACCCTTTGGACTTCAGCAGTTGCTTGGCTGTCGTGCAGTTTGGGCAGTTGGGCTTGCTATAAATTTTGATCTTCATTGTTACTCCTTGATGCCGTGGGCGGCTTCGATTGCTCGATCAATGAAGTCAATCAACGCAATGCCACGCACACGCTGTTTCCATTCTGTTGGCTCGCCTGTTTTTGAGTGCGGCTCCCATGAATGCTCCCAGACATGGAATTGCGTGACGCTTTCGCTGTCGTAACTGTTCTCCATCAAAAAGCGCCAGCGTTGAGCATCTCGTTCTTGACTCGTCAGCGGCTTGCGCTGTGGTGTGGTGGTGTAGAGGGGGATATGCGTGTCATCAAAGCATCCATCTACGTCCTCGGTGCGATATAAAGCGCCCGTTGGAGTCATCCACGCCACAGGCTCCTGCTCTGGCTGTGCCCCGCAGTTACACCCACCTTTGAGATACGCTGGCTCACTATGAACAGAGCAGTCGCTGGCGTGAGGCGTTATCTTGCAAGCAGGGCATTGGCATCCTTCTGGCTGTGCCAATACCTCTCGGATGGCTTTTTGTGCCAACTTAGCCACAGGAAATGGCATCGCCTCGTCAATCTGTTTGAGCGCATCCAGCGCCAGCTTCAATGCTTCGTATTTAGTCATGCTGCCTCCGTAGCGTTGTGCAGATAGGCCGTCAGGCGCTTGATCTGGGCCTCGCGGTACTTGCACATGCTGTCAGCGTATTCACGCGCTGTCTGGGCTTCCAGCAGCCTGCGCTTGCTGTCTTCCAACTCGCGCAGTGCCAGCACCTCGGCGCTTGGTGTGGTGTATGCGTTCTTCACCCAGTTGATGGTTTCTCGGATCATTACATTTACTCCAGTGGTTGATGTGCAACAAGTGTATCACACTTTCAGTAAAGGCCGTCAAGCACTGGCGGCTGATAATTTGGACCCTTTTTGATCTTGCCGTTGGTGTCACGAATGGGCTGGCCGTTGTGGTCAAACTTGGACCAGTTGCTTGCGTTCACCCGATCACAGGCCACAGCACCCTTCATGCCTGCGCAGTGGGCCGCACCGATGCCTGTGACCACCTGATCAGAGATGCTGTCAAGGAATTCGTTGCGGTCATTGATGGTGGCCTTGAGTTCGTTGATCTTCAGCAGCTTTGCCAGCGTCAACACTTGCAAGCGCACGTCATGCCACAGTTCGTCATCGCTGGTGTCGATGGATCGCATCATCTCCTCAATCTCCTCGAAGTGGCATCCAAGCTGCACGTTGAAGTCGGCTGCGGTGGGTTCTGGGCGGGCACGTTTGTGCCAGAGTTCGATTGCTTCAGTGCTCATGTTCATACTCCTTTGGATTGACGATATTGCTTGACTGCGTTGCGCAGCCCAGCTTGGGTTGATGCTTTCTCATCGAGCGCCAGTGCCTGCGCCTGATCCAACGTGTCTTGGCACATGATGCGGTGGCACATGACCGGGGCACCTTGGCCTTGGCGGCGCACTCGGGCGTTGAACTGCTCGTACAGGTCCAGCGACCAGTTGAGGCCATACCACACGAGGATGTGGCCGTTCTTCTGCAAGCCGTCGATGCCGTGGCCCATGCTGGCCGGGTGGCCGATCATGAGGGAGCAGTCGCCTGTCTTCCAGCGGTGCATGGCGTTGGTCAACGATGCCTCGGTCTTGCACTCGGTCAGGTTGATGGGCCGCAGGTCTTTGAACCGGGTCATGATGCGCTCGGCGTCACTGCGGTACGCATAGGCGCACAGGATGGGTGAACCTTGGGCCTCGTCGATGATGTCCTCCAGCGCGTCCAGCTTCATGTCATGCACCGGCTCCCACAGCGGCATCCCGGCGATGGGGTACATGGCACCATTGGAGAACTGCAAACACTTGTTGGTCAGGGCAGCTTGGTTGAACGCTTCAATCTCTTTGCCGCTGTCAAGCACCATGAAGAACTCTTTTTCCAGCCTGTCGTACTTGGCCCTCAACTCGTCAGGCATCTCGATCTCAATGTTGTTGACGATCAGGTCAGGTAGCGGGTTGTAGTCCTCGGCTGACATCTCAAGCGTGATGTCACCGATCAGCTTCTTGATGGTGTCCTCGGTGTCCTCGTAGGGCACTTCTTTGTAGGGTCCAGCCTTCTTGTAGAACCGGGTGCGAAACGCTGTCTTGCTGGTGCCCAGACGTTCACCCTTGTCCACCACGAGGAACTGACCATGCAGGTCTTTGTACCCGTTGCTGGCCGGGGTGCCGGTGAGGCCCGTGGTCCACTCGAACTGGTCCGCGATCTTGCGAAACGCCTTGACTCGGTTCGTGGCGCTGTTCTTCATCTTGCTGATCTCGTCCCAGATGATTCCGTTGAACGGCATCGGGCGGTCCTTCTTGACGAAGTAAGTCTGGAGAGTCTCGGCCAGCCAGCCGAGGTTTTCGTAGTTGATCATGTACACGTCAGCAGGGCGCAAGAGAGCGCGGGTGCGCTGGTCCTTGGTGCCCGCCACCATGCTGAACTTGAGGTGCTTGGTGTGCTCCCACTTCGCAGCCTCTTGACGCCACACCAGCCGGATAACCCTGATTGGAGCAACGATGATCACGCCCCGCAGGAACTGGGTCTTGATCAAATGAGCCAGGCTGGTTAGCGTGATCACGGTTTTACCCAAACCCATGTCGAGCCACAGCATCGAGTTGGGGCGGGTACATTGGAAGTTGACAGCCTTTTGCTGGTAGCCGTGCAGTAGTTCAGGAGTTAACATTTAACCCCCACTGAGCGGCCATTGCGTCTGCAATACCTTGATAGGTCGTGCTTCGGAGTTTCCATCTGTCGGCAGACGGAGGAAGGTAATGCAACCTCTCTCTCTCTCTCTTCGGCAACCGCAT